ACAAAACACGAGATCGCGTTCTTACTACTGAAGAAGCTATTCTTGGTGTTTTGACAGAAGAATACATTAATGCTATTGAAAGTTCTTCATCATCTGGTCATTTAGGACGCGAAAAATTATTAGCGTTACCACATGAACAGTTGATGGCTATTAAACGCCGCATTGCTGAAGAAGATGGTGTAGATATTGAAGCTGTCAAAATTAACAATAGATGTTTTAAAACTCTCTGTAAATTTATGACAGAAGCAGATCTTACAGCATTCAATTCAGACAAATCCAAGTGGGTTGATATTTACGAAGAGTATGAAAAAGATGCTCTTGCAAAATTTGCCAGAAAGGAAAGAATTAATCATTTATGGGAAGATCAATTAAAAGACGAAACAAGACCATTCGCTAAAGTCGAAATTGGTAAAACTCGTATGTTTAATTGCTCAGCCGATGTTTGTTATTTGATCCTTATGCGTAAATACACCGCTGGATTTGCTGCTACAACAATGGAAGGACGTGTTGACAATGGTTTTGGTGTTGGTATTAATTGCTACAATGAAGATTGGGACAAATTATATAACGCTGTTACAAAATTTGGACCCAATCAAGTATTTGCTGGTGATTTTGGTGCATTTGATTCATCTCACAATTATATTTTGAATTCAAGAATGATGAGACTGATAAATAAATATTTTTATCCTCTTGCCACTCCTGAAGAAAATAATGTTCGTGAGATGTTATGGTTAGAAATTATCAATTCTGTCCATGTTAATGAAAATGACATCCTCACTTGGGTTAAAGGAATGCCTTCAGGTAATCCATTGACCACACTCATCAATTGCATTGTAAATAATACTGCCATGAGATTGTGTTGGAACAGAGCCATGAAAAATGCAGGACTGGATGAATATGCCAATTCTGAATCTTTCAATGAATTTGTTGTTCACATTTCTTATGGTGATGATAGTTTAACAGCAGTACATGAACAATTTTCCAACGTTTTTAATCAAGAAATTGTAGGTGCTTTAATGCCTATTTTTGGATTTGAATATACTGACGAAATGAAACAAGATGCCTCGCAAATGGTTCCATTTAGATGTATTGACGAACTCAATTTCTTGAAGAGAAAGTTTAGACGTTGTCCTCGTACTGGTTATATTACAGCCCCTATTGACACTGAGACCATTTTTGGTATGACAGATTATGTTAGAGATAAAAATAATATCCCTGAACAAACTATTGTTAATGCCAAAAATGCTCTTCGTGAAGCATCC